GGTGCTGCTGGTCAGGCTCTTGCTGGACAACAAGCCTTAACATCAGGATTACAATTTTTACAACCTGAAGCAATCGAAAGGTTTCAAAATCCATTTCAACAACAAGTCATTGATGCCACTATGGATCAGCTCAATAGACAAGCTGATTTAAGAAGAGCTGCAGCTAGTGCAGCAGCAGTCAGATCTGGAGCTTTTGGTGGATCAAGAGAAGGTGTGCAAAGAGCAGAAACAGAAAGAGGTTTACAACAAGTTAAAGGTGATACTTTATCAAGATTGCTTGCATCAGGATTCCAATCAGCTTTACAAGCAGCACAGAATGCAGGAAGACTATCTGGTGGTCTAGGACAGGCTTTTGGTACTTTAGCAGGTACAACAGGTGATTTAGGACGTTTACAACAAGCATTGGGTCAAGCAGATATATCACAATTATCACAACTTGGTGCATTGAGACAAGGACAACAACAAGCACAACTAGATGCACAACGTCAAAATTTGATGCAACAAGCTCAAGAACCATTCACAAGGTTACAATTAGGACAAAACTTACTTCAAGGTATGCCAAGTGCCTCAATACCTTCTACATTCCAACAAGCAACGACACCAGGTGCAAATCCATTCTTGCAGGGTATTGGTGCTTATACTACATTGTCACAAATTGCACCTTTTGGTGGTACTAAATCTTCATAGGGTAGTTACATGGCTCCAAAGCAAACATTATCACAAGGATTAGTAAATCAGTTAGTCCCACAAAGAAGTTTAGGCTCAGAATTTTTAAAAGAATTAAATAGACAAGCAGATCAAAATCAAGAGTTTTTAAATGTTCTTGGTTTCAAAGATTATACTGGTGCTTTAGGTAGTAAAGATGCTGATACTCTCCTTGGTCAAGGTGCTTCTATACTAGGTGAAAGTTTTTTAAATATACCTCAAGCATTCGGTAATGTTTATAAAGGAATTAAAACTCCAATAGATGCTTTGGTATCAACCACAGGCACTGCATTAACTGATCCATTATTCACTAAACTAGGAAGAAAAAAACAAGCACAACAAGTAGCAACTGGAGCAGGTGGTTTAGAATTAGGTCTGCCTACAGACAAGACAATAAACTTAGCTACTGGAACTCCAAGAGGTGCTCTAGGTCCAAGCCCTATTATTGGACAAACTAAAGAAGAAAGAGAGGCTGCTGCAAAAAAAGCAATACTCGATAAGGCAGCTAAAAGTAAATCAACTGCTGACGAGTTTGCTGGCACAGTCACAACAGATACAAAAGCAGTGGATGCAACACAAGATTTGCCTGGTGAGTTTGAAGCAGAACAAGATGCCATTAAACGTACAGAAAGTGAATTTGATACAGCATCAGCACCTGATGAAGATCTTGATTACACAGATACATACACAGAAGAGGAGCTTAAAGCAGTTACTGATCCTGAAGTAAAAAAGAAAGCTGCTCAAGCACAATTATTTACAGATGCTATGAAAGACATAGAAGATATGTATGGTGATGGCACAGAAGTAAGAAAAACAAAAACTATTGATGATTATAAAAAAGATTTTGCAAAGGCAACAGGCATAGATATATCAGGAGAGCCCGACAATAGAGCTGCACTTATGGCACTAGGATTATCATTAATGCAAAACAGAGCTGGTAAAGGTTTTAACTTATCCAACATTCTTGGCGAAGTTGGTCGTGCTGGTGAGGCAGCATTACCTAAGTTTGAAGCTGCTAGAAAAGAGGCAAGAGCTGGTCAGATTGCTGCTGGTAAGTTTGCACTACAAGAAGAAAAAGCAGATCGTGCAGCAGAGTTAGCTAAAGCTAAAGAAAAAAGAACTGCACTAGCTAAAGTGGCTGCAGAATTTAGAGGTTATGCTAATAAACAGGCACTTGAACAAATGAAACTTAGCAATGATTTACTCATTAAAAGACTTGAGTTTGCTAATAAAGGAGTTGACCCTAAAGGTAAAATCACAGAAGCACGATTGTTAAATCAGCCTAACCTTAAAATAAATAAAGGTTATGTAGCTGGTAATAATAACATTGTGTTTTTAAACGCTCAATCTGAAGCAAAAGCTCATGCTGATGCTTATAGAAATGTATTAGAAGCTAAAGACAGTATTAATGAAATGGAATCTTTAACAAGACAACTAGCTGGAAAAAGTCCTGCATCTGCTGTTACCATCATTTTAGAAAGAGGTAAAAGATTACTAAAACCTTTAGGTATTGGAAATGATGATTATTCAAAAGATTTTAAATTAAATAAAGGTGAAAGCAACATAAGTGCAGAAAAACAAATAGAAATATTACAAAGAAGACTTATCTCGCAGTATAAAAAGTTTTTAACAAAAGAAACTGGAAATGGAATATCAGAGGGTGATATTAAAAGACTAGAAGAGTTGCTTGGTAAGATAAGTCCATTGAAACCTTTAGAAGAAAATTTAGAGAATTTTGCACAACTTCGTGTTATTTTTGATGCACCACAAAGAACATTAGAGGGTATTTTTAATGAATTTGGACAAAGGAAAAATCATATGAATGATCAAAGCTACAATGATACGATGAAAGTTATTAATGATGCCATTACCATAGGAACACAAGGTAAATATGGTGCAACTGTTGACAGTGACGGAACTATTAACATTGATTTGACAAGAAGATAAATGGGTAAAGTTGTTTTAAATACGCCACAAGGCAAAGTAAATATCACAATTGCAGGTGATAAACCAACGCTTGAAGAATCAATACAGATTAATAACATCATAAGACAGTCTGGTGCTGGTCGAAGAGTATCAAAACAAGAGCCAAATGTTGCTGATAAACTCGAACAATTGTTCGATACTAGCACTGGTATAAGAAGTAATGCTTTGCGTTCTGCATTAAGTGTAGCAGAAACAAATGAAGAAGAAGATGCAATACTTCGTAAATTTGATCTTAATGATGATGATTTTTTAAGAGATAATAGAGGTAGATTAGCTCTTACACCTACTGGTGCAGCTAAGTTTGGACAAGAAACAGACAGAAATATTCTCGTTGATGAAGAAGGTTTTAGTAAGTACGACTTTTCTGATCTTGCAGGCATAGTGCCAGAATTAGTTGGTGGTGTAACTGGAGCCATAACTGGTCAATTAGCTATACCTATACCTATTGTTGGTGCTGCTATAGGTGCTGGTATAGGTGCTGGTGGAGGTCAAGCTGTAGAAGAGTTAGGCGAAACTATTGCTGGTGTACAAAAACAAGACATAAAAGACATAGCTGGTGATGTGGGTAAAGAAGCAGCGATAGGTTTTTTTAGTGATTTAACATTTGGTTTAGCTGCAGGTGCTTTCAGAGCTGTTAGAAGAGGAGTTACGCCAGGTAAAGACCTTACTGCTACTGAATTAGATACAGCAGGACTGTCAACATCACCACCAATTGATGAAGCTGGTAATGTAATTAAACCAGCAGATTTTGCAAGATTATCTGCTGATGAAAAGATTGAAGCTGTTAATCGTGTTGTTACAAAAGAAGATGGCACAGTTGTTCGAGGTGGTTTTGGTGTAAAGCCTACATTGTCAGCTATCAGAGCACCATCTCTTGTAGCAAGAATACAGGCGATTGGTGAGAAAATATTTAAAACATCAGATAGATTAAAAAATAATAATGATGTTATTAAGCAAGTTATTGACGCTTACAAAGAAAAGTTTGGTTTAGAAGGAGCTGACGCTGTAGACGTTGGTCAAATACTTAAACGTGGCATGGTCGATAACAACGAACAATTGATACGAGCTGAAAAAGATGCACAAAGACGAATTATTGAGCAAATGAAAGGTGCAGTTGGTGTTTTTAGAAGAGCTGCTAGAGAAGATAGTTCTGTTGATGACGATTTATTTACTATATTTAAAAACGCATCAGATCAATTTGACTCATTTATATCTGGTAAATTTAGAGCAGTAGATGATATTTTAAGAGATGACGCTGGATTAGGTCGTCAAGGTGTTATGAATATTGATAGTTTTGCAGAACACCTTAAAAGAATAAAAAGTGATTATGCTCCACAAATAGCTGCAAGAGATCCTGATGGTAAAGCTTTTCAAAACATAATAGACTCTTTTGAATCACTTGGTGGAAAGTTGGATGATGGATTAAAAAAAGACATATCATTTAATCAACTCTATAATTTAAGAAAAACTTTAAGTGATCTAAGAATGAGTTCAAATGATACTGTTAAACTAGAACTTACAAATGTAAATGGCACAGGCTTGTTAGACGAAGTTGACAATATGTTTAAACAAATGGGTGATGAAAACAGTGATCTTTTTAGAGATTTGTCTGGAAGATTAGGAGATAGAGGAATATCACCAGATAAATTTCAAAGAGCTGGTCAAACCATTAAAGACGCACAAAATGATTTTTTTGAGGGTAAAAGTATTTTAGAAGATCTTTACGCCTCACAATCTATTAAAAATTTAAGTAGATATAGAACTATGCCAGGTGAGCTTGATAAAGCACCTATGAATATTGACATTTATAGAAACGTCATTAAACCAAACAATCCACAATTTTTAAAAAGAGCAACGGATTTTTTAAAAGAGTATGGTGGTACAGCTAGTAGATCTGGAGATGAAGTTGCACAAGAATTTGTTGCAAGAGCAGGTAATCAGTTTTTAGAAGATGCTATACAAACATCAGGCATAAAGAACTTTAAAAATGTTAAAGACTTTAATGGAACTAAGTTTGCGATGGCTGTAAAAGGTCTTGGCACAACAGCAAGAGAATTATTCGGTGACAAAACAAATGAAATATTAAAATTAGCAGATGAAATAGGTGGCGTAAAAATATCAGGTCTGCAAGCTAGAGGTGTTTTAGATCAATATAAGGATGCAGTTGGAGAAGGTGGCACTGAAAGTATAAACGGATTGTTACAAGGGATGGAAGGTCTTGCTGTGACTCAAAGAATACTAGCTAGAGAACAGAAAAATAGAATAATAAATAAATTACAAGATGAAACATTAGATTTAGATCCATTAGAAGCTGCAAGATTTTTAGTGCAAAAACAAACTAAAAACTCTGAGATAAAGCCCATAATGAACTATTTTGCTAGAAATCAAGACAATGCTGCTGAACAAAAAATTAGAGCGTATTATATAAATAGTATGATTGATGACTTTGGTGAGTCTGTCATGACAGATGGTAAGTCGTTAAATGCTTTTGCTGATAGAATTTTAGCTGCTGCAGAAGATGGTAAACTCCGAACAATTTTCCCTGGTGGTGTTGGTGAAAGCATGGAAAAGTTTGGTAAAATACTAAAATTTAATGCTAGAGCTGCAGAGGGTGGAGATCTTGTTGCAGCGAATATAGCTGCATCACCATTTCAAAACTTAGGTAAGCTTGCAAAGTTTACAATATTAGGTAATAGAATGTTATCACAAAGCTATTATGATGACATCATATCTCAATACAATGGCATAACTCTAAAACAATTCAAAAGACCTGATGAAAGAGCAAAAAGTCTTGGATCTATAATTGGTAAAGCTTTAAGTCAATCAACTGGTCAAACAATTGATAACGCTATAAACGAAGCAGAGAGTCAAGTTGATGCTGTTTTAGAAAGCTCTGGTGTTAAAAATCAAATAAGAAATGTAACTCAACAGTTAGGACCAGCTATTAATCAAGCAAGAGCAGGAGTAAATCAAGCAAGGCGTTTAACTGCATCAGCTCCTAATATAAATCCACCAGCATCAGGAACTCAGCTTGCTGGTATTAACATATCTAATCCAGCTAATGCTTTTTCTTTGGGTCTTAGTCCACAAAACATAGCAATAGCACAAAGAACAAGGGGAACTCCGTGAATTTAGAACAGTTAAGAGAAACTCTCAAAATTGACGAGGGCTGCGTCAATTCTGTCTATCTTGATCATTTAAATCTGGCTACGGTCGGCATAGGGCATTTGGTTACTGAATGGGATGAAGAGTATGGCAAACCAGTTGGCACACCAGTATCAGAAGAACGTGTTAACGAATTGTTTGATAAAGATGTTCAGGTGACAATTGAAGAGTGCGAACAATTATTCGGTAACTTTAGTGATCTGCCAGAAGAAGTGCAGCAGATCTTAGCCAATATGATGTTCAACCTGGGCAGACCAAGATTGTCTAAATTTAAAAAACTTTGTAAAGCTGTGGCTGAAAGAAACTGGAAAGAATGTGCAAATCAAATGCACGATTCGAAATGGAGAACGCAAGTTCCTAAACGTGCAGAGAGACTAATCTCTCGTATGAATGCTGTTGATAGCACCTAACCCTAGACTAGTAACTTTACTTTTGTATTTATTATATTCTTCTTTCTCAAACTCTTGATCTATAAAAAGACCAAGTTGTTGTCTTATGTTTCTTCTTTGATGATCACATATTTTAATTAACTTATTATAACTTTTAACATCTAAACCAACCGACTTGAATTTTGTTGTATCTGTCATTATACTACCCCCATGACTCATAGATACCCATTTATACCCAAAAAAAACAGAACAAGCAACAATAAGTATTTTGCAAAAAAGACATTAGCTTTTGGTTTAAAATTTGATTCTAAGTGGGAGGCAGAAAGATGGGGACAGTTAAAAGCTATGGAGAGAGCTGGTGTTGTTACTGAATTAGAACGTCAAATCAAATACGATTTAACTATTAATGATATTAAAATTTGTGATTACATTGCTGATTTTAGATACCTGCAGCAGGAAGAAGATGGATTTTCTAAACTAATTATTGAGGATGCAAAAGGTATTTTAACACCTGAATTTAAATTAAAAAAGAAAATGATGAAAGCTATACATGATATAGACATACATCTTTCCTACAAAAA